TGCATATTGTGCCGGACGCAAGGTTGCATACTATGAAATGCTTGATATATTAAAAACTGAATTGGATATCAAGGAACAGGATTTAAAAGAGTTTGGACTTGATATTGATTTAGAGAATAAAATTGCATAAAATAAAATACCACCAGTCAGAAAATGACCGGTGGTATTTTATTACCTGAAAATATCAATACAGTTATTAAAACAATGATAGCACGCCATAAGACGTGTTATTTTTGTACTTATTTTTAAGAAAGAGAGGATGAAGAAAATGAAAAAATTATTTATCAGCCAGCCTATGAGAGGAAAATCAGATGAAGAGATACTAAAGGAAAGAGAAAAAGCAATCAAGAGCGCAGAAAAGCAGATGGATGAACCTGTAGAAGTGATTGATTCTTTCTTTCAGTCGGCACCGACAGATGCAAGACCTCTTTGGTATCTTGGAGAATCATTGAAATTATTGGCTACAGCAGATGTTGCTTATTTTGCTAAAGGCTGGGAGAAAGCCAGAGGATGCAAAATTGAGCATACTTGCGCTGTAGAGTACGGAATCCCGACAATTGAAGATTGCAGAAAGGAATAGACAACATAGGACATGAAGAATTTTTGAGATTATGTAAAGCAAAAGTTGCGGAGTACACCAATAGTCACATGGATGTTACAGACCGGCAGCAGGTGACTGTACATGATGTGTATGTGGTATGGAGCTGTAAGACTTTGCAGAATAACAAGGCATTGCTTAGCACTACAGTACCAGATGGCATGTACTATGAGCCGACATATAACGGCGATAAGAATGAACTGTATATGGATGCCTATAAGAAGTTTGAAAACAGAAGTTTCAAAATGTAGGAGGAAGAAAATGAAAAGAAGAGCAACCAAAAGAATTGCAGTATTAATGACACTGGTAATCTTGACATGTTTTTGTGCTACTGGTTGCACAGAAGCTGATCAGGTGAGTGCGAATATTTCACAGGATGCAGATAACTTCAACGTAACTAGAAAACTTACTGTTTTGAATGCCAGAACAGATACAATCCTGTTGGAATTGACTGGAACATTTGCACTGAAGAATAACTCTTCAAGAGAACTGGAAGTAATTATTGAGACCGCAGAAGGAAAGTACCAGAAAGACTATGTTTATTTGAATGACTATACCATGTATGTAGTTGAAGACATTTCTGGATCGGATGTGGATAAGTACCATTATGAGATTAATTTCCTTCCGCAGTGGGGACTTAAAGTCACACACAATGATTAAATTTGCGCCGGCACAAATAGGGGGGAAAGACAATGAAAACTGTAGTAATTGAAGGTAAGGATCTGCTGTTCACACTTTTTAAACTTGCATTTTATATTTGGATAGAGATGTGGAATGTGAGAATTTTGCTGGTAGCAGTTAAGATGGTGATTGCTGTAGGTGGATATTCAACTTATTTGGCGGTAATTTTAGTTTCAGCTTATGGGATTTGTTCTGCTTACAGAGGGTTAAAAAAGACAGTTGCTAAAACAATAAGGAGGTGGTTATTTGAAGGTGATAGTGCAGCATAATTTCCGCGACAAAGAAAATGCTCTGGTTCTTCGTACAGCCGGGGAAGAACTGGAAGTGTCCCGGAAAAGAGCAGAGCATCTTGCAAATCTGCAGTTGGTAAAGACCGTTGAAGATCAGAAAGGCGGTGATCCAAAATCTCCCAGTAAGGCTGAGGGTTAGAAGCCTTATTTTTATGCCCGGAATGGCGTGAAACTACCAGAAAGGAGAAAGACATGACACAGGAACAGTTTGAGGCTCTGGGTATTGAAAAGAGCCTTGCAAAAAAAGCAGCAGATGAATCCAAGAAAGAACTGGAAGGATATGTTGCCAAAGAAACCTATGACACAACCGAACAGCAGCGAAAGCAGCTGGAAACAACAGTGAATGATTATAAAACCCAGTTGGATACTTTAAAGACATCAGCAGGGGATAATGAAGCACTGAAACAGCAGATTGCAGATCTTCAGGAACAGAACCGCCAGAAAGACACAGAACACCAGAATGAGCTGAAGGCTCTTAAGCTTACCAATGCGATTAAAATGGCTATTTCTTCTACTGCACAGGATAGCGATCTGGTTGCCGGCCTGGTAGATCGTAATAAGCTGATTCTTGGGGAAGATGGAAAAGTGACCGGGCTGGAAGAACAGGTGAAAGCTTTAAAAGAAAGCAAACCATTCCTGTTTAAACAGGAACAGCAGACAGGAAAGGGAAAGAAAGGATTCTTCCCGCTGGGAGCGCCAAAAGCTGAGCCAGGAGGCGAAGAAGGCCATGTGTCAATGAAGGAAGCGATTGCGGCAAAATTGAACTTGGGTTCAGAAGGGAAAGGTGAATAATTATGGCAATTACATTAGAAGAAGCTAAGAAAAACGTCCAGGATGATCTGCAGATGGGCGTTATTGATGAATTTCAGAAATCAAATTATATCTTGGAACACATTCCATTTGACGATGCAGTATCTCCTACCGGTGGAGGGGCTACACCAAGCTACAGCTACACACGATTGAAAACACAGCCGACAGCTGCATTTCGTGAGATCAATAAAGAATATGCACCATCTGAGGTAACCAAGGAACGCCACACGGTTGAAATCAAAGTGTTTGGTGGAGCTTATGAGATTGACCGAGTTATTGCGAATATGGGCGGTATCGTAAGCGAAGTGGAGCTGCAGCAGGCACAGAAGATCAAAGCAGCTCAGGCACTTTTCAATGATACCTTTATCAATGGTGATACAGGGGTTGATTCCAAATGCTTTGACGGACTGGATAAGGCACTTACAGGAAGCTCTACGGAATACAATGCAGATGGAGTGATCGATCTGTCCACTTCCGAGCTGGTTACCAAAAACTATCAGTACTTCCTGGATATGCTGGATGAGTTCCTTGGCGGTCTGGATGGTACTCCCACATTCATTGGAGGAAACAACAAACTGATTTCTAAACTGAGAGCTTGCGCGAGACGTGCCAGCATGTATCAGGTAACAAAGGATAACTGGGGAAATCAGGTAGAGAGCTATGGCGGCATTCCTTTTGTTGACCTGAAGACCAAACCGGGTACGAATGATGAAGTAGTACCGATTGAATCCTCAGATGGAAAAACATCCCTGTATGTTGCCAGACTTGCAATGGATGGACTCCATGCAGTGTCTTTCGCAGGAGTAGCACCTGTACAGACCTGGCTCCCGGACTTTTCAACTGCTGGAGCAGTGAAGAAAGGTGAGGTTGAAATGAACGCAGCTATTGCACTGAAGACTTCCAAGGCGGCAGGTGTATTCAGGGGAATCAAAGTAAAATAGGAGGCGAAGAATGAAGATCAAAAGTCCAAATAAAGATTACACAGGTGTTTCCGCTTCTGTTCCTTTCTGTAACGGCGTAGGAGAAACAGAAGATCCTTATCTGATCCAGTGGTTCAAAGACCATGGATACGAGGTAGAAGAAACTCCGGAGAAAGCTTCTAAAGAAGCAGTAGAGAAAGAGGAAAAGCCTGCAAAAGAAAAGAACACTTCGAAATGAGGTGAGCGGTTATGAGCTACGAACCATATGCAACCCCAGAATACTATACGGATACTTACGGCGGAACCCTGATTTTAGAAAATGACATTGAGAGAGCTCTGCAGATTGCGTCTCGGCACATTGATTCCCTGACCTACAACCGGATTGTAGGTCGGGGATTTTCCAGCCTGACACAGTTTCAGCGGGATATCATTCAGGATGTTGTCTGCCAGCAGGCAGACTTTGAAACCGAGAATGCGGACGAGATCAATTCTATACTTTCAAGCTACAGCATCAATGGTGTATCCGCCCAGTTTGGCAGCAGCTGGAACGTATTCACAGACAAAGGTGTGGCGATGAAAAGAGATCTGTATGCACTGTTGTGTCAGACAGGGCTGTGCTGCAGATTAGCGAGGTGAGCTATGAAATATCCATGTTTAGTACCCAAAAGGCTTTGCAGGACGGATATCAGCTTAGTGATGGAGCAGGAAGGACGGAATAAATATGGGGAACC